GACGATGGTGCGGGTGAAATGAGAGCATTAATTTGGTTTTATTTTACTCGTATTTGGGGAATTGTTAGTGTCTTCTTCTTTTGTTTTGTTACTCTTAAGTGGTATAATTTAAGAGACCGCATCAGAAATGCAGCGGTGAACAGAGCATTACAAGCAGTGAAACAAGCAACCTTTGGCACACGAAATCGTCGTATTATTGCGTATATAGGTATAGGAGCAGGTGTTTTCACGTCTGTTTGGATGTGGAAGCGCTCTTCGAAACCCTCGAAACGAGTAGTAGTTACTACTGAACCAAAAGATTCAGTAAATGCTACCGAGCCTGGCAAGGAGCCAGTAGATACGCAAAAATATGATGATGCCAACGCCAAAGCACCAAAAACAAAACCGAAAGGAAAACCCAAGGACTCAACGCCTGTGCTAATGAATTCGGAAAAGACAACAATTGTACGATCACAGATCTTAGATCCAGTGGGAGTGTCTATGAGACAGTCCTGCCAGTACAATATGTATTCCATTCGAGTACAGAACGAAACACGTTCGGGTGAACTTCGAGGTATTTTCGTCTGCGGGCGAATGTTTTTGGTAAACAAACACCTCTTTGATGATTTTAGAGATGGCAGCTACACTCTACAACTCATCAACCCATGGAACAAAGTTGGACCCATTGACAGCTCGAAAGTTAAGGTTACATACCTTTCTAGTAAAGATGATGATGGGAATAGAATTGAACCATGGGATTTTGCGATCATTGATTTTGGAACAACAGTGAACGACCACAAGAATATAATTGAATATTTCATTAAGGATGAAGATGTGCAAGGACTAAAGGGGCGGGAAATCCATCTCGTTTCTTTGAATTGCATAAGTAATGTTCAGTTTGTACACCAATGGGAGGTTCTGATGCAAAGGACACGAATTACTCGTGTCTGTGAAGACTACGTTGAAGTGATGTCATCAGATACCGACTGGAAGTACTTGTGGGGAATGGTTGAATATGATTGCCAGTCATATCCCGGCTATTGCGGTTCGCTAATTGAACTCAATGATCCCAAAACAATACGCAAGTTTGTGGGCTTGCATGCTGCTGGTTACCACAGAACCGATGAAGGTTCCGGTGTATACGTAACTCAGGA